GGTGATGGTGGCAAACCTATCTACAGGGAAGACGGAAAAGTATTAAAGAGCAAAAACTACAAACCACCTACATTAAGTGATCTAGTCTAATGACAAGTTTAATATCTAGAACTGGAAGAGTTCAGAACTGGATAGATGATCCAGAATCACGTCTACCCGTCAGTTGTACTGTCTTCGTTGTAGAAGACTCAATGGAGGGACCAAATGGAATCGAAGCGAGTTGGAGATTCGTCAGCCACGCTCTCAGATATGGAGCTGGCGTTGCTGTCCATTTATCTAAGCTCAGAGCCAAAGGAAGTGAAAACGGAAAAGGTCTTACGGCTTCTGGACCAGTATCGTTTGGAAAAATCTACTCAACCTTAAATGAAATAATCCGTAGGGGAGGACATTATAAAAATGGTGCGTGTGTTCTTCATCTCGACTTGGATCACCCTGACATTGTTGACTTTATTACTACTCCTAGATCCGAACTCCCATGGGTTAAGAGGTGTGTCAACATTAATGATGAGAAATGGAAAAACGCTGATAATACAACACGAGAAGCGTTGATCTATGGCATCAGGTCGGGTGACATATGGCTAAACAAAACTAAGTACGATAAAAATGGAAAAAGAATCAGAGGCAATGTATGCCTTGAGGTATACCTGCCATCACGGGGAACTTGCCTCCTCCAGCATGTCAATCTCGGTGCCTGTACAATCGCCGACGTGTCAAAAGGTTTTGTTGAGGGTATGCGAAGTTTGTGCGACCTCCATAGCAAAACAGGCATTGGAAGTTCTGGAGAATATCTCCCCAGCGAAACGGATCGCCAAGTCGGACTTGGATGCCTTGGATTAGCAAACCTACTAAGGCAGAACAACATCACCTATGAACAATTTGGTGATGCATTACAAGCAGTAAATGATGGCATACCTGGACTTGGTACAGCTGGTTTATTAGCTGCAGAATTTTATAAAGGCATTCAGAGTGCGGCTGATGTTGCCAGAGAATATAATATGGATCGAGCATTTGCTATCGCTCCTACCGCAAGCTGTTCATATCGCAGTAAAGACAGAGAAGGCTTTACTTGCACACCAGAGATCGCACCTCCTATAGCTCGGAGTGTTGATCGTGACTCTGGTACATTTGGTGTACAGACATATGAATATGGTGATGTAGAGATTGCCTCAGAAGTTGGTTGGGATGCCTATAAGAAGGTTGCTGACCAGTTGATGTATATGTTGAACCATACAGGGCTTCTTCACGGATACAGCTTCAACTCTTGGAGTGATGTTGTAACCTACGACGAACAGTTCGTTGAAGAGTGGCTAGATAGTCCCCAAACTTCACTTTATTATTCACTGCAAGTAATGGGTGACGTTCAGGATAAGTCAAGTGCATATGCAGCACTGGATGAAGATGAAGTCCAAGATTATTTGCAAGGGATTCTAAAAAACGAACCCCAATGCGATTGTCAAGAATGAACCTATATGAAAAGTTACTCAATAGAAAGAGAACATGGACACCAGTCCGACCTACAGAAGGTAAACTTAAAGAGGGAGCAGAGGAAACCATCTACCGTGCTCTCGCAATACGCCACATGGAGTTACCAGTTGGCGACTTCATTGCAGAATCACTTAAAAAAGAGGTTCCCGAATCTGCGAGGAAACTCCTAGAATCTAACGTCCAAGACGAGGTTAAACATGACCTCGCTCTTGGCTATATAACCGACGCTATAGGCGTTGATGAGAAGGCAGAAAAAGAAGCCTTCCTATTAAGGGATGCGTGGGAAGCGCACCCTGATCACATGATAACCAAAGCATTAGTAATTGAACGTGCAATATTTTTCGTACTTCTTCCCTTCTTTCGTTTTAACGGCAATGCTGGTCTTAGGACTGTCAGCGCCGACATCAGTCGCGACGAGCAAATACACGTTGCCACTAACTCTCTCGTATGTGCTGATATGGGTCTACGCAGCAGTGGTTCTCTGGACAAACTTAGGAAAGCCACAATTAATTGGATCATGGAGCCATTAGGTAAGAATACCTATGGCGATAAATATTTAAGCAAAAAATTTTGGCTGGATACTAGTGATCGACTTATGTATGAAGGCAAGGCTCCAGAGCTTTCGGAAACTAAGTCAGCAAGAATGCCAGCGTTCTTTGAACATAGTAATGTCAATCTCCCCCAATACTCTTGAGTCAATCCTCGGACCTAATTTAGAGCAGATACTCGCAGAGTTAGATGAAATTTACCCACCCACAAACCCAACTCCCAATGACAACATTGAAACCATTATGTATAGATCAGGACAACGCTCTGTTGTGGAGTGGATAAGAGAACGAGTTAGTAGTGAGGAATAAATTATGTCAGGTTTAGGTGGACCAGGACTAGGAGGTGGCTTTGGTAAGAAAAATTCTATCGGCAGTAAAGTTGGTAGAGCACTTGGCGGTCATCTAAGTAATGCAGGAAAGCTAGGTGGTAGTGGTAAAAAAGGATTTAATTTCTCAGGATTCAATTTCGGGAAATTTTTTAAGAACTTCAAGCCTGGATATGCCAAAAATATGGGACAGGTAACTGGAAAGCTGAAGCAATTAAGCGAACCATCAGCTTGGAAAGTTAAACAGTTTGCCGATAAGAATCTCGATATCACTAAAATGAATAAAAGTTTTAAGGTTGATATTGATACAGATAGAGCTATCCAAGGTATAAAAAATGAGACAGTTAGAAATTGGCTTAATAAATACACTCCTAAAGCAGTAAAAGATCTGAAAATAAACCATCAGATGTACTCGCCTACCAAGATCAAGCCTACTGATCCACGCTATAACCCTACAGGTACAGGAAGTATCCAATTAGATCCTGATACTGAGAAATACCTTGAGTGGATGGCTAGGACAAACCCAGAGGGTGCAACAATTTCTGATTATGAAAAATTATATGCCAAACATTTAGCAGAAGGCATCAGTTTAGAAAATGCTATGCGTTTTAACCCTGCTGAAACTAAGAGTTTTTATGCATTAATAGACGATAAAGATAGTAAAAACACCCAACCCAATACAACAACAACTACTAAAGATAAAATGGCTAACGAATTTGATTGGAAAAAATACGGAATAACCGACGCACGTCTACCTGGCAGTGGACTTGCTGGAGGTGTGCAACATAATATTGACCGCCTATATCAAAATATAGTTGGACGTAACTCTGATTCTAGTGGTGGTGACTACTGGGCTAAACAAATCTCATCAGGTAAAAATACTTACGATGATTTAGTAAGAGGACTGACTGGATCTAAAGAATATAAGGATAGATTAGCAGCTAAGAATGCTAACCCTAATATTACTGAAGCTGAATTAGACAAACTTGATAGTGCTTATGTAAGTCCCTTCCATGCTGGAAGTGGTAGTAATATGGCTGGTTTTACACCTGACCAGACACCTAATGATGCACAAGCTTACTCTGTAGCTAATAACTACCCAGACCAAACCAATCAAAATGTTGGTCAAGTAAACCAAGCTAATAATGTTAGTGGAAGTACAGGTGGTACTGGTAAGATTGGTACAGATGCTCCAATACCATCTGATCCTGCTGGTGGTTGGTGGACTGAGTTTGATAGTAAAGATGCCTTCAAAGATTTTCTAACAGGCGGTCAAGATAAGTCTGATGGTATGGGTGACTTCATGAAGTTCATGATGCTCATGTCTGTCATGGGTGGTGGACGTGGCTTCGGTGGAGGTGGAGGCTGGGGTAGTCAATATGGCTACGGTGGTCTAAATCCAGGTGGTGTACAAGCTGCTTATAACCCTTGGGCTAATATGCAAGATGGAATGAAATTCTTCAAAGACAACTTCGGATCTGGAGTTGCTGGTGGTACAACAATGAACGCAACAGGTAGTTAAATAAAATGACAGCAAAAACTAGGTATGATTATTTGACAAGCGAACGTACCCAGTTTCTAGACGAAGCAGAACAAGCGTCAGAATTAACTCTTCCATATTTAATCTTAAAGGATCAATACACCAAGGGGATGAGACATCTTCCTACACCTTGGCAGTCAGTTGGTGCAAAAGGTTCAGTGACATTAGCTGCAAAACTTATGCAAGCAATGCTCCCTGTACAAACCAGCTTCTTCAAGCTACAGGTAGATGAAAGTCAACTTGGTCAAGAGTTTGGTCCACAGGTTAAATCAGAACTAGACTTATCATTTGCAAAGATCGAACGCACTATCTTAGAAGCCATCGCAGCATCTAATGATCGTGTTGTTGTGCATGAGGCACTTCTACATTTAGTAGTAGCTGGTAATGCACTTCTCTTTATGGGTAAGGATGGTCTGAAGTTATATCCGCTTAATCGCTACGTTGTAGAACGAGATGGTAACGGCAATGTGATCGAAATAATCACGAAAGAAACTATTGCTAAGAAACTAATAGCCGATCAATTACCAGAGGACATACTAAAGGAATATGATTCTGTAGTTGATAGCTCACCTGATAATGTTGAAGAGTGCGATATCTACACCCATATCAAACGAGATAACAACAGATACGTCTGGCATCAGGAAGTACATGGAAAAATATTAGAAAAGTCCTACGGGAAAGCACCTGTTGACGTAACACCATGGATAGCATTGAGGTTCTCTCATGTTGAAGGGGAAGATTACGGACGGGGTAGAGTCGGACAATTTATTGGCGACTTAAAATCATTAGAGTCACTATCTCAAGCCCTAGTGGAAGGTAGTGCAGCGGCTGCAAAAGTCGTCTTCACAGTAAGTCCTAGCTCTACGACTAAACCAAGTACCCTTGCTAACGCAGGTAATGGCGCAATCGTACAGGGTAGACCTGATGACATAGGAGTCGTACAGGTAGGAAAGACTGCTGATTTCAAGACTGCATTTGAAATGATGCAACAACTAGAACGCAGACTTAACGATGCGTTTCTTGTTATGCAAGTCAGACAATCAGAGAGAACGACAGCCGAGGAGGTACGCCTCACACAGATGGAGTTAGAGCAACAGTTAGGTGGGCTATTTAGTCTCCTTACTACTGAGTTCTTACTTCCATATCTCAATAGGATATTAAATCAATTCCAAAAGAATGGAAAGATACCACGTCTACCAAAGGACATTGTTAAACCTACTATCGTAGCTGGAGTTAATGCTCTAGGTCGTGGTCAGGATAGAGAAAGCTTAGGTCAGTTCTTACAGGTCGTAGCTAATACAATGGGTCCAGAGGCTGTACAGAAGTTTATCAATCCAGAGGAAGTAATTAAACGATTAGCAGCTGCATCTGGAATAGATGTATTGAACCTTGTCACATCAATGGAAGAGATACAAGCTAAAGAGCAGCAAGCACAGCAAATGGCTATGCAACAACAACAACAAGAACAACAGGTTGCAATGATGAAGACTCCAATGATGGATCCATCTAAGAATCCTGCTTTGACACAAGACACACCACCTGAAATTAATGAGTGACGATCAGACAATGACAATGGAAGAATCTCCAAATTCAGAGGTTCTTAATTCAGATGAGCAAGACTCTCTACAAGTTGGAGAGCAGATGGAAGCTGAACAGAATCAGCTTTTAGCAGGTAAGTATAAAGATCCAAAAGATCTAGAGAAAGCTTATAACGAACTCGAAAAAAAATTAGGCGAAAAATCTGAGCCAGATTCACCAAAAGAAGAATCAAATAACGAACCTCCTAAGCAAGAGTCAACTCCTTCAGATAATTTACTTGATCAACTATGGGAAGAAGGAAGTAATAATAATTTAAAACCAGAGACCTTCGAGAAACTAAGTAAAATGAATCCTGTTGATGTTGCTAAATTAGCAATGCAACAAAGACAAGCTTTAGAAGGTGGAGGCTCTAGAGAGTTTACAGATCAAGATGTACAGCAAATACATGGTTTAGTTGGAGGTCAAGAGAACTACAACAATATGATGGGATGGGCTAATCAGAATGTCCCTGAACAAGAGATTCAAATGTATGACGCAGTGATGGAATTAGGTAATCCCCTAGCTGCATACTTTGCTGTACAGTCATTGGCTCTTAAATATCAAGATGCTGCGGGTAGAGATGGTCAGCTTGTAACTGGTAAAGCACCTAAGTCAACAGGTGATAGATTTAACAGCCAAGCTGAACTTATTAAAGCTATGGAAGATAGCAGGTATAACGATGACCCTGCCTATCGACAAGCTATACAAGAAAAACTACAACGATCAGATATTAATTTTTAACTATGGCACCGTACGGACCCGGCACATACGGAACTAAGAAAGGTAGACCACCTAAGAAAGGTACAAAGAAGAAGTAGATAGTCATGGCGACCTGACCGATCATCCTCGCCATTCACCTATCTCTTAAATCAATGACAACAATAACCGAATACGGTAAACAAAACATTTTTGGAAAAGAAACACCACCAAGACTTATGAACAAGAACGAAGAAAACTTCATCATGGAACAAGCTGAAAGAACAAACGGTCAGCTTGCAATGATCGGTATCGTAGCTGCTCTTGGAGCCTACGTAACAACAGGACAAATCATCCCTGGTGTTTTCTAATGACTAACGTCGCTATATGGCAGAGAGCTAATGGCAGATTTGCAATGGTTGCATTCTGGGTACTCACTGCTTCTTATCTTTTTACTGGAAAAATAATTCCAGGTATCTTTTAACTTATAAATGACTACAGCCACACTAACAAAACCATTTGACAACTGGCAGCGTTTCTGTGACTGGGTTACGAGCACAAACAACCGCCTCTACTTGGGGTGGTTTGGTGTTCTCATGATCCCTGCACTATTAACCGCTGCAACAGCATTTATCATAGCTTTTATAGCTGCACCACCAGTTGACATAGATGGAATTAGAGAACCTGTAGCAGGATCTCTTCTCTATGGAAACAACATCATCTCGGGAGCAATCGTTCCCTCATCTAACGCAATCGGTCTTCACTTCTACCCAATCTGGGAAGCTGCAACCCTCGACGAGTGGTTGTATAACGGAGGACCATATCAACTCATTGTGTTCCACTTTCTCATCGGTATCTCAGCTTACTTGGGACGACAATGGGAACTTAGTTATAGGCTCGGAATGAGGCCATGGATATGCGTAGCTTATTCCGCACCTGTTGCAGCATCTTTTGCTGTCTTCCTTGTGTATCCATTCGGTCAGGGGAGTTTCAGTGATGGTATGCCTCTTGGTATTTCAGGGACTTTCAATTTTATGTTTGTCTTTCAGGCAGAACATAATATCCTCATGCATCCTTTCCACATGCTCGGCGTTGCAGGGGTATTCGGTGGAGCTTTATTCGCTGCTATGCATGGAAGTCTGGTTACTTCCTCACTTGTTAGGGAAACAACTGGACTCGTATCGCAGAACTATGGATATAAGTTTGGACAGGAGGATGAAACCTATAACATCGTAGCTGCACATGGCTACTTTGGGAGATTGATATTCCAATATGCTTCTTTCAATAATAGTCGTAGTCTTCATTTCTTCCTTGCTACTTGGCCAGTCGTTTGCATATGGCTTACCTCCATGGGAATTTCTACAATGGCATTTAACCTCAATGGATTCAATTTCAATCAGTCCGTAGTTGAAGCTAGTGGTAAAACAATTCCTACATGGGCTGACGTATTAAACAGAGCTGACCTTGGTATGGAAGTAATGCACGAAAGAAACGCACATAATTTCCCGTTAGATCTCGCAGCTAAAGAGATCGCACCTATTGCCTAACGATACGTCCGTTCATCCTACGGGACGCATGAAGCCTAAGCATGGAACGGGGCTTAGGTACTTGGGTATTACCAATGACAATCAAAGTCACATACAAGTATCGCGGCATAGCTTACACAAAATCAAAAACTATTTAATTTAATGAAAACAATTGCACTTGCTCTCGCAGCTACCACCATAGCGTCTGCACCTGCAACCGCTGGAACATACTTCAATGCTGAAGTGAACAATGGTTACTATGGTTCTGACTATTTAGGTAGAGCTATTGATCTACACATCGGAGCTGAAGGATCTAAAGATAACCTTGCTTATTACATTCAAGGTGGTCCCTCAGTAACAGCTGTTGAAGGTGTTGATGGCACCGAAACTGAGATCTCAGGAAAAGTTGGTGGAACAATTACTATAGCTCAGAACGCATCTATTTATGGTGAGTTCGCAGGTTCTACTAATGGCGATTTAGATAACGTCTACAACGTAAAAGCTGGTTACAAGTATAAATTCTAATGTCACACCATCAATCAGATTGCGAGGGGGATAAGGCACAAATCACAAGCCTTACTCCTGAGCCAGAAAAGAAGGAAGAGAAATTCGATGAGGATATCTCCTTAGAGGAAGCTCTTTCTACCTTGTGAAGAAGTTCAATGAACTATGGCTAGTAGTCTTCTTGGCTCTAGCCTTCTTTATACATATAGAAGTTCTTCATGTGAACTTCCATAGCAGAGAAGCACCTCAGTGTCGGACTTCTCTGTAATTTGGCTTTTAGCCCCGTACGCGGGATACCTATTAGCCGTCTAGACGGTGGGATAGACCACAAAACTTCGAATTAAAATTGTGCACGATGATGATTTATACCTTCAAACATTTTTAAATATAGATAAATGGCACATCAAAATGCCTCTGGTACCTCTACTTCGTTAACCCGTCAGGGTCAATCGAACAGTACAGGTGACGTAAGAGCGCTATATCTCAAGCTGTTCAGTGGTGAGATGTTCAAAGGCTTCCAGCACAACACAATTGCTAGAGACCTTCTCATGAAGAGAACACTCAAGAACGGCAAATCTTTACAGTTCATCTACACAGGTCGCACCACAAGTGAGTTCCATACTCCAGGCAAACCAATCTTGGGTAACTCAGATGGAGCACCACCAGTAGCTGAGAAGACCATCACAGTTGATGACCTTCTTATCAGTTCAGCATTCCTATATGAGTTAGACGAAGTTCTTGCTCACTACGATTTGAGGTCAGAGATCTCTCGTAAGATTGGATATGCTCTAGCTGAGAAATATGACAGACTCGCTTTCAGAGCTGTTACACGTGGTGCACGTAAGGCATCCCCTATCACTAAGGCTAACTTTGTTGAGCCAGGTGGTACTCAGATTCGTGTAGGTTCAACTACTAACGATTCAGATGCTTATGTTGCTACTAACTTAGTCAATGCTTTCTACGATGCAGCTGCTGCACTCGATGAAAAAGGAGTAAGTACTGACGGAAGAGTAGCGGTATTAAACCCACGTCAATACTATGAACTCATCCAACAAGTAGGTGAGAACGGTCTTATTAACCGTGACGAACAAGGTACAGCCCGTCAGAAGGGATCTGGAATTGTTGAGATCGCTGGTATCAAGATCTACAAGTCCATGAACATTCCGTTCCTTGGCAAATATGGTACTGCTTATGGCGGTACAACTGGCGTTACTGCTCCTACTAATGTAGGTAGTTTCGTTGGTCCAACATTAGACAACGATGTTGCAGATACAGATACAGGTATCAATAACGACTACGGTACAGCTGCTGAAGTAGGTAGTAAGTCTTGTGGACTTATCTTCCAACGTGAAGCTGCAGGTATTGTTGAAGCTATTGGTCCCCAAGTCCAAGTTACCAAAGGTGATGTCTCCGTGATTTACCAGGGTGACGTGATATTGGGTCGCTTAGCATGCGGGTGTGATTATGTTAATCCAGCTGCTGCTGTTGAACTTTATGTTGGTGCTACTGCACCTTCTGCATGGGGTTAAACAAACACTCAAGGGAGTCTTTATGGCTCCCTTTTTTTTTATTCATAAATATTTATACCTATGGCATATCCTACCACTAATGCTGCTCAAGAATTACCTGCTATAAATCAAATCCTGATGGCTTGTGGTCAGGCACCTGTCACCACTTTGGATGAAACCAACCCAGACGTTGCGATTGCTTATCAAACACTTTTAGAAGTTAGTAGAGAAGTTCAAAGTGAAGGATGGACTTTCAACAAGGAAAACCATGTTGAGCAGATACCAGATGTTAATGATGAGATTCCCATTGCTAATAACATTTTACAGATAGACCTTAGTCAATCAAATGCTGGTGATAAGCATGTTATTAGAAAAGGTGGAAAACTATATGACAAAGAACACCACACATGGAAATGGACTGATGGACCTGTTGATTGCGATATTGTTTATCTATACGACTGGGTAGACCTACCACGTCCAATACAGGACTACATAACAGCTAGAGCATCCACCATTACCTCTAGTCGGATCATTGGGGATGGAGAACAATACCAAATGCTCCAACAAAAAGAGGCATATATGAGAGCTATGGCACTTGAGTATGAATGTAATCAAGGTGATTATTCATTCTTCGGAAAACCTGATGGCTCAGATCCTTATGTCAGCTATGAACCTTACAAAGCACTTATGAGATAATGGCAGCTGTAACACAAAAAGTCCACAACTATTTAAGTGGAGTGTCGAAACAAGCAGATAGTAAAAAACTTCCAGGTCAGGTTAGAGAGTGTATCAACGGTTTAGCTGATGTAACTCTAGGTATGACAAAGAGACCTGGATTTAAGTTTATATCTAAGTTAAAGAATACAGGTGGTACTGACTTTAGTGGAACTCAGCTAGATAATGCTAAATGGTTCTACATTAATAGAGATACAAGTACTAGATATATAGGATGTATCACCCCTAAAGTAGGTAATACTAATGGAAGTATTTATATATGGAATGCAGATACTGGAGCTGCATGTACAGTTACTAACGGTTCTGCACATACCTACTTAACAGGAGCTAAAACTAACTACGACGTACTAACAGTTCAGGATACAACTATCATTTGTAATGATCTGGTTACTGTTACAACTCAGGCTGCACCAACAGACTTTGTAGCTCAGAGTAGAGGAACAGTATTACTTAGTTTGCTTGGAGCTTTAGAAGATTCTATCCAAAATACTAACTTTGAAATAAAACTAGGTGGTACATCTATTGTTAATGAAAAAGGTAGCATACAAACTTGTGCTTGGGGATCATCTGGAACTGCTACTTATGATACGGTTTTAGATAATCTCAAGCAACAAATAGATAATAAGAATATTACTGGTTTAACGGTAACTAAATACGGTACATCTCTACAAATAGATTATGTAACTACTATAGCTGGTACTCCTACGAGAACACCATTTACCCTTGAAGCTAAAGGAGGTACTGATAATGAAAGACTGACTGTCTTTCAAGATTGGGCTTCTAACGAATCTTGGCTACCTCCTAACTCATTTCATAACCATGTAGTAACCATAGTTAACTCACGTCTATATGATGAAGATAACTACTATGCAAAGTTTGTAGCTGATAATGGAACTGCAGGATCAGGGTATTGGGTCGAGACTATTAAGCCTAATACTTCTCCAGGCTTAACAGACTCAACAATGCCACATAGGTTAAGAAATACAGGTACTAATACATTTGTGTTTGAACCTATCCCTTGGGAAGATCGTTTAGTTGGAGATGATTTATCTAATGATCATCCGAGCTTTGTAGGTAAAACAATTAGTAAAGCTTTTTACCATGATGATAGGCTTGGTTTCTTATCAGAAGATAATGTAATTCTAAGTGTTAAGAATGAAGGGTTTCGTTTCTATGCTGACTCAGCTAGAACACATTCAATCTCAGACCCGATAGATGTTAACTGCGCTTCAATTAGACCTACCAAACTATATTCTGTCATACCAGCTAGACAGGGTTTGATTCTATTCAGTAAGAGTCAACAGTTCTTGCTATATGCAGATGATGGTCCGATAACACCAACCTCAATCAAGATTAGACCTATGTCTAACATGGAGATGAGTGATGATGTTGAGCCTCTAGATATTGGTACTAACCTAAACTTCATTAGTAAGACACCTAACTTTGTTAGGGTATTTGCTATGCAACCTAAAGGTTTAGGTGAGAGTCCAGATATATTAGATATAGGAAGAGTTGTTAACGAGTGGATAACGATTGATGTAGATACCCTTGTAGCCAGTATCCAGAATGAGTTTATTGCTATGTCTAGTCAGGCAAGTAATGAAATCTATTTCTACAAGACGTACAAACAAGGCGATGAATTAATCATGGAGTCTTGGTTTAAATGGAAACTTCCTGGAACTGTGCAGTCTATGGCAGTTGATCAGGATGATATGTACTGTGTTACCAAACAAGGTAATCAATACACCATATCTAAATCAAACCTAACTCAGAGTCCAGAGGTAGCGATCATAACTAACGCACAGGGTCAGAAGATTAACCCTTGTATGGATCTATATGCACAGGCTAGTTCTGTTGCTTATGACTCAGCTAATGACTTCTCTAAATGTTATCTACCATATGCCAATCTAACTGATCAAAAGAATGTATTGATTGTTGCTGGTACAACAGCAGCTGGTACGTTTAATAACTCAGGGTTTACCATCACTCCAGATACAGGTACAGACGGTACAGGAACATACTTCAAAGTACCAGGGCAGGACCTCACAAGCGTTGCAAGTAACGTCTATGTAGGTTATGCATATGACTTTGATATGACTTTACCGCAGGTCTATTATCAGCTAGACGATAAAGGTGCCTCAAAGGACTTTACAGCTAGTTTAACAATATCTAGACTTAAGTTTGATGTAGGCTTATCAGGAGTATTAGGTTTTAAACTTAATGCTGTTGGTAGATTTGCTGGTAAGAAAGAACATATAGGTGATAATTCAACTACTGATTTTAAATGGACAGTAAGTGATCTTGATTATGTTGATAGAAGTCAGGTCAAAGTTAAGGTAAATAATGTTACTAACACAGCTTTTACTTTCCTAAGTGATACTGAAATTAGATTCACTACAGCACCTGCTACAGGGGCTAAGATTGTTATTTACTTAGACGAGTGGTATGAACTAAAACCTGTCACTTCGGCTAACACATACCTAGCAGATGACGTCCCACTGAATGAGTCAACAGTATTTACATTACCAATACACCAAAGAAGTAAAAACTTCACCTTACGAGTCTTTAATGACTCACCGTTCCCCGTGTCTCTGAACTCGATGATGTGGGAAGGAACCTACTCACCGAGATTTTATAGGAGGACTTAAAATATGACAGCAGATCCAATAACCTATGCAGCTGTTTCATTCGGCTTAAATGCTTTAGGCGGAATCTTTGGCCGTAACAAAGCTAACAAAGCTAGGGATGCAGAGGAGAAATTCTTAAGAGAGAAGTTTGAGAAATACGATCTTCCAATGTGGGAGATGAATAAGGATAAACTTATAGCTCAGAGAGATGAGATTATAAGGAGTATCGAACTTCAACAAAGGAATGAACAGAGACGTGCTGAGTTTCAAGATGCAAACAATCTTAGAAACTACCAACACGAACTAAAGATAAGAGAAGTTAAATATCAGAATGATGTAGCACTTAAGCAGAGATCAGACTTCTTTACTGATAAGTCTATTCAGTCTGCTAGAGCACAACAGCAACAGGAAGAATTTCAAACACGTCAACAGTATGCCTTTGAGAATGAAGAGAACATTGTTGCAAGTATCCAAGCAAAAGGAGAACTAGCTGTTAACTCTCAAGCTGGTAAGAGTGCTGTTAAAGCTGCTCAATCTGCAATGTTTGATCAGGGTAAACAGATGGCAATCATGACTGAGAACATGATTAATGCCAGAAAAGATGGACGTGCTCGACTGAATGACTTCCTGATACAACAAGAGGCAAGTCGGATGCTTACACCCTCAAGAGGGATAGCTCCACTTAAGCCTATGAAAACACCAGTTTCTGAATATCAACTACCTAGAGCTTTAGAGGAGTTTGACTTCGGTCCACAACCTATACCTGGAGTAGCTACAACACAAGTCCCAAGTATGCTTGGAACTATTGCAAGTGCAGGTGCTGCCGGTGTAAGTACCTTTGCAAACATGTATAAGGGTAATAGTAGTTTTGACGCAAATAATTTTGGAGCGAATAGTTATGGAGGGAATAGTGAGGCATTTAAGCCAAACACATGGTCATGGGATTCATCAAATCCTTCTTATTACGAAATTAGTTAACTAACAATGGGAAGAGTAAAATTCGCACCCCCAAGGGGGAAGGGATATAGCAATATTCCTAATGCTCAGATGATGATTGCTCAACTTGAAAAGAAGTTGACCAAAGAAGAACAAGAGGCAGACAAACACCTACGGGAATTAAAAGCTAGAGATAATGAAGCTGAGGCTAAGCAGTTAGAGATAGATAGGAATGTTGAGGCTAATGCAAAGCAGATCAACATGGATGACAGCATCTTCAAAGTCCAAATGGGCGCGATGCAGACGAATGTCAACCAAGAGGTTCGTAACTTCCAAGCTGAGAAAGCAGGAATACTAAAGAAAACTGGTCTTGAGGAAGTACTTGAGAATTCACCTACATACTTGAAATCAGTCAAAAGTATTACTGATGCTGACTGGCAAGCGACAATGGAGGAGTCCTATAACTACCATTTGACGCATGGTGTGCCAGAGGATGTCAAATTAAGGCTAGAGCTACTAGAAGATGCTAACTACGAACAAGGTCAAGGCTTTGAACTTCAAGCTGACAAGATGCAAGCTGAAGGCTATCAGCCTAAAGAAGTACAGTGGGTTAGATTTCAGAACAAAGCAGCTGACTATGGACGTTTAAAAGCTTATGCAAATTTAGCTTTAAAGGATTTAGTACCAACCTTACAACAGCAGTTTATTGAAAGAGGTATTACTGATCCAGCTGCACAGAAGGCATTTGCTAAGAAGTTTGAGATTGAATATCTTAAGGCTCACAACTTATATGACCCAGAAAAAAAGAAGGCAATTAGTGCCGAATTCTTATCTGAGGGACTTGAGACAGTAGCAGAGCAAAAGAGAATATTATTTAATAGGGCTGAGAATATAGCTGCTATAAATGCACAGGAAGAAAGAGTAAAAGGAGAGTTATTACCTGTTCAAAACAACCTAAAAGCAAAGGTTATTGACTATGAACTAGCAGGTCAGTCAATCAATAATTTATACGATACACATAGGAGAAGGAGTCACCCAGACGGAACACCTTTTACTAATGCAGAGGCTAGGGATGCTGTTATCAAAGACCTTGAGGACGTTACTAAATTCCCTAACGATGCTCATGTAGAGACTGCATTAAGAGCAGCTCAGGGTAGTGATAATTTCTATACACAACAGATCCCATCACTGCTTAAGAAGAGAGCAGACAATAGAGAAGCACTGAAAAAGAGTAAAGAGGAAGCCGAGAAGGTTAGGTTTGATAACGATGCTGCTGAAGCAGTTAAATTCTTTAACCCTACTGCTGAAGATATCAAGAACGGTACAGGGTTTAATGGTAGCCAAGCTGCAGCAAAAAATGTTGTAGAACAATTACTCCAACGCTACCCAAGTCGTGCTGCTGATATACAAGATCAATTTGGTAAGTATCTAGATTGGACTCCTTTAGGTAGGCTTGATGGAGATTGGGCTACAGGTCACTACAATCATTTGAGAGATAACTATAGATTAACGACTGAGGATCTTAACTCGGATGATATACCTGATTCGTTTAAGACAGTCAGTATGCGTATGGAGATAGCTAGACAGGAGAAACTCTTTGAGGCTGCTGATATAGATAAGAGAGTCTTACCTGGATATAAGAAAGCACTCAGGAATGCTCTGGTTGGTGATGACTTAGATAAAGGTTTAGATCCTAGTTATGAGACGGCTTTGTATCATGCAGAGTCTAGGTTCAGAGCAGAGTATGCCAAGACTGAAAACTTCCAACAATCCTACGATAAAATATTGCTTGAAATTGAAGAGAAAAGAGGTGATTTTGTTGTAACTGCACATGGGGATAGAGGTAATAAAGGTGCTGGCTCATACTTTGAGTCTTTTTCACCACGCTCACAAAAGAACACTAAGTTAGCTCCAGAGGATTTCACAACACTAACTGCTGAGGAATCTGATAACGCAGTAGCTATAGTAGATAGAGAAAACCATATGATACATAACAGGCTGTTTCTTAAACCTAAACAGCTAGAAGAGATATCAGATGCTATCTATAACGGCACACCATATAGCTTCCCACCTGTTCTAAAACGAATTGCTGATTTAAACCCTGAATACTTTGGTAGTCAACATGACGTATTTCAAAGTCAGGTCGAAGTAGCTAAACGTCTTGGTCTACTTGATAAGCAATACGATAAAGAGACTGGAAAGATGACTCGACAGTCTTTACCTATGGAAGACTTCATGAAGACTTGGCATAGGAAGACAGATGACCCTCTTGCTAAAAGGTTTATCAAAACATTATCTACAAAGGATGACGCTAGAAAACTTATAACAATTACTGAAAGACCTGAGTCTGTAAGAGAACCACAATTCCAGTCTGAGTTCGTTGCTGAACACACCACACAGACACCAATAGACCCTGCTTATCAGTTTGATGAAAGTGAATATCAATATGATGTTGGTAATCTAAAAGAAGTTAATGAATTAATTCAGCGTTCCAAAGGCGCAGTAAAAAAAGATGAAATATTATTCGATGGTAATTTCATCAGAGTAAACGGAGACAGTACAGAGTACTTCAAACTAAAAGGTACTGAAAACGGTTACGGTTACTGGCCTGGAAAGGGTTGGTATAAATTTGATATCAGGTAACAACTATGAATACAAATGGAGATCAAGAGCATAAGGATGACCTTCTCTTAGATCTAAACAACCCTATGTCTGCAGAACAAGTAGTCGAGGGAAATACAAAAAGTGAGAATCCTAGAGGTGACACTCTCAGGACAGATATACAAGGGACTGATACCTACTCTGAATCTAGTGAATCTGGAAAAGAAGCTGATGAACTTCTAAACCAATTCAAACAGATTCGAGATCCAGACTCAATGACTACCTTTGAGAAAGGTGTCGATAAATTAGGAGATCAAATCAACGAATTCCATCACGAGATGGAGATGGATATGAACCCTGCTAAGTGGGCTTATGCGTCTGCTTGGGGTGCGTTAGATGTTCCTTTTGATGTCATTGGTCTAATCCCAGGTTTAGGAGGTATAGACGACACATGGGATGAGGTAACTGGATTTAAGAATGAAGGTGCTAAGAAGTTCAGAGCAGCTGCAAGTGTCATAGTTCCTAGTATCATCTCAGGTGGTGCTTACGCTAAATACCATGCTGCTAGAAATCTAACTGGTATTAATGGTGCAGCTCAATGGGTAGGCGGTCAGATGCTTATCAATGGAGCTATAGGAGCTGCTACTGATTATGGTGAAGATCCTACTAATAGGCTTATTACACACCCTGATAACTTCAAACGATTATCTGAGGCTATGCCTTGGATGTTTGGACCTAGTGGATGGTTCCCAACAGTAGCTGATCTAGCTGATGCTGACGCTACACACCCGTATGTCAATAGATTATTAGCTGGTTTAGATGAGGGAATCCTACAAGGGTTTGGTGATCTAATTGGTTATGGTATTAATCTTGGTAAACCAGCTTTAGGTAAGATTCTTCCAAAGTCGAGAAAGGCAAAAGCTTGGAAAGCTAAGGAAGTAATTGAGAACCTAGAAACAGATACTAGGAATGCAATTGTTGATCTAGATACAGCTATTGCTGGCTCAACAGATGCTAATAAGATCAAAGTCCTTGAGTTAAAGAAAGATCAATTACTAGATCAAGCCTCTAAAACAGGTGCATCTGAAGTCACACAAAACCCTGCTGAGTCATGGTTTAAGACTAGACAGCAGCAAAGGCAGATCTTTAGGGATAAGAGAGCATTGGCAAAAATAGCTAATGATCCAATGATCCAAAGCTTTGATCCAGATATTGCTCAGAAACTAGCTAGTGAAAAGAACTTAGCTGGCATACCTAACACACCTCCAGGTTTCTCTGTACTAAATGCAGTAGACGTAGATGGTCAAATAGCTGGTTACACTAGCAGATTAGGAGTACCAACAAGACCATATACACCAGCCATGGAGAAAGCCATGATGCTAGGTAATTCACGTCATGTTGTAGCTGAGATAGCCCAGAAGGTTAGAGAA